CACCATCGCTGGACAGAACATTCGGTAGCCTGCGTTTACGACCAAAGAAAGAGTAGATGTAACCATTCTTGGAAATAAACTCCTTGTTTACATCAATCCAGTTCTTAAGTCCTTTGAAGGTCTTGAAGTACTGGTCAATAACATCTTGGGCTTCCTGTAAGGAGAACCTGTAATCCATGTTATTGTTGCGGGCTTCTTTGTTGATTTGATCCGCTACAGTAGGAGCACCAGCCTGATAGAGAATACCGAAAGTGGTACTCTTAGCAGCCTGACGCATTAGTGGGAATAAGGCTTTAACTTCCGAAATCTCGCAGTCTAGCTTAAACACTTGCTTAGCTACTGTAGAGTGGAAATCTTGTCCCGACTTGAATACGTTTTGTAGTTCCTTATCCTTAGACAATACTGCGGCTACGTAAACTTCCGCAGTGGTCAAGTCCATCGAGATGATCTTGTGTCCTGGCTTTGCCTTGATAGCTCCCTTGACAACAGGATTATCACGTGGTAGCTGCTGCATATTCAATTTACCACTAGAACTTAGTCGTCCACTGGTAGTGCCGTGAATATTAAAGCTAGTACGGAGTCTTCCGTCTCGATCTAGCTGTGGGATAATCTTGTCCAGATAAGTATTCTTAATCTTACTCTTTTGACGGATGTTAAGAATTAACTGAGGTACGGGATGTTGCCCAGCTAGTTCCTGAAGCACTTCTGCATCAGTTGAATTGGAACCAGTACCAGTCTTCTTACCAGTAGGAGCCAGTCCTAGGAAGTCGAACAATAGTGTACGCAACTGCATAACACTATTAGGGTTGAATTGCTTACCTTGAAAAGCTTCAAATTCCTTGATCTTAGGCTCCTTATACAATTCCGCGACCGACTCGTCAATGCTCTTCTGCATTTCTAACTGACCAAACTTTAGACGATCCATATCAAATGGAACTCCATTGTCCTGAACGTCAATTAGGAAGTTGGAGGCTGGAATCAAGATCTCATTATACACCTTGTCTAGCTTCTTGTTCTTTTGAACAGCAGGCTTTAGCTTAGCGTAGATAAGGAAAGTTACGATAGCGTCAATAGCAGCGTAGGGCTGAATAACTTCAAAAGGAATAGCTTCGAAAGTGAAATCTTCCTTTAGAACGCCGTTACGCTTACAGTAATCAGCAATCCAGTCATACATTGGCTGTTCATAATCACCATATTCTGTATACTGAAGAGCTAGCTGCTTAAGTCCGTGCGTACCTGGATTTTCATCAATGCAGTAGTGAAGAAGCATAGTGTCTTCATACCGAGGAAACTCCCAGCCAAAATGGTACTTGAAGAAGGGAACGTCGAACTTAGCGTTATGTAATACTGCTACTTTCTTATTAAACAGTTCCTGAAAAAGCCACGAGGCTTCTTCGTCAATGCAGTCCGAGTCAATGTAGACGCCGTGATCGCGCTCATAGCTAACACTAACGCCTAGAATATAACCGTCTCTAGGATATAACCCAGAAGTTTCGGAGTCTAGTCCAATGAAAGAATTTGGGCTATCAATAGCGGCTTGCAAGAACTTCTTAAGTTGATCACTGTCACGAATACCATAGATCTTGTCAGTAGCATACTTTACTACTTTCTTAGACCCTGTGATGTACCCAACGATATTCTTTTTGGATTCTTCCCAAGTTCTAGCAGACTCAGGCTTGAATGATACCATAGCGGGGTTAATTACTGGAAGAAACTTCTCGTCAACAATCTTGCCGCTGTGGTCTGTTACTGATGCCTTAGTAAAGTACTTTACTGTGTCAGCACCTACTAGGATTACCCATTCGTAGTTATCTGGATCAAACTCAATATCTACGTTTTTCTTTAAGACCTTTTTAATTGTTGGGTCAGAACATAGAGCAAACCTATCAAACTCAAAGGCTTCATCAAATTCACTGAAGAAGTTTGTTCTGCTTGGTTTAGTCTCGATTAATGCTACGTTAGCCACCGTATAGGTTCTCCTTTAATTTGATCACTTTAGAGGCTGTCAATTCACCTGGATCTTTGACTGTTTGTAATACATAGTTGTTTACGCTTACTTGTAGACTTTCTAGCTCTGCTTTGAGCCTTTCAGCCCCCCGCTGTCCAGCTTCATCAGAGTCGAGCATTAGAGTGACAGAGCTTATGTTCTGTACTTTCAGAAGCTTTAGCTTGTCAATACTTCCCTTATTAACACCAAACATACAACAAACATTTGTCAACCCTTTGTCATGTAAGTTTAGCATATCAAAGATACCTTCTACTAGGATAATATCACCGTTATGAGGCTTTACCATAGGAAACAAAGGTATATGTGTTTCTGCGGGATAGAACATATACTTGGGTGTATTATTCGCCAAGTCTCTGCCACAAAACACTCTAATTTTACCAGACATATCAGTAATAGGAAAGACTACCCTATTAACGTAGTCTGGATGCTGAAACGCTCTAAACTTACGGAAAGTCTCCTTAGAGATACCCCGCCACTCCTGGTCGAAAGGAGTAGCATTTTCTGGAATCTCTAAACCTATTGTCTCTTTTAGTTTATTCTGCACTAGGCTTTTAAACCGTTCTCTCTGGATACCTAGCCAGTTTGGCTTTCCACCAAAATGCTCAAAGATATTACCAGAAAATCCACAAGACATACAGTTAAAAACCCCAGTAATCTTGTCGATTCTCATACTGGGGTTTTTATCTTCGTGATCTGGACTTAAGCAGCATACCACATGGTCTTTTCCACTGGAACGAAAGTATATGTTCTCTTTTGTTAATAGCTCATCTACTGTCATGTTAATTCCTTAAAATGGTGGAGAGTCCCATATTTCATCCATTATAGCCTTATCAGGCTCTTGCTTAAAGCCCTTCCGCTTTTTAGGCTTCTCTTCCTCTGGATCCTTTTCCTCTACTACTTCGCCATTCTCTGGACCGATAGTGAGGCTGTTCCAATCTACCTTAGATATGAAGTCGATCTTAGCATCACCTCTCATTTTGGTACAGGTGAAGGATATTGAACCCTCACCAGCATTTAGAATGAAAGCAGCGTCTGCTGAGTCGAGAATACCCTTAGCGAAGCGCGCTTCACCACTAGCGTCAATCTGATAGGGTGAGAATACAGGAATCTGTAAAACACCCGCGATTTCCTTTAGCGCGGTACTAACATCAATCTGGTCTTTCCAGTCGAACTTGTCTGTTGTTCCAGAAGTCTTCTTAATCTGGTTAACGTAGTCGATAATAATCAGACCGACGTTACCAAGCTTACGAACTCGTTTGATGATTTCAGCTTTTAGCTTTGGTAGCGTTAAAGATGGATCATAAATAATATCAATCTGGACAGGATTTAGGCCCTCCTTCTGGATAGCCTTGTGGAACCTATCGAAGTCTCTATGAGTCTTGTAAGCTTCCAGATGTTCCTGTCCATTCTCATATCTATTGGCCCACCAAGTGGCTACCTTCAACCACTCCATGTTGTCTAGTGTTTTATACTTGACCTTGGAGTGGGATACATTAGCCCCAATAGAACATTGTCTTTGTAGGATTTCTCGGATAGGCATTTCGATACTAAAGTAAAGTACAGACTTGCCTTGATTATATACTGTATTGGCAAGGTTAGAACAGGTAATCGACTTACCTGAGCCGCGCTTACCGCCCATAAGAATGTAGTCACTGCGTTTAAATCGTACTCGCTCGTCAAATTCAGCGTTAAGACCTAGAGGAATATAATCAGCGATTTCTTCATCACTGTAAAACAGATTTAGCTTCTGTAGGTTTTCTTCTTCTGGCTTTAGATCGACCTTGTCTTCGATCTTAGAAATAATAGAGTATAGAGACTCGATAGTTTCTTCTGCTGTTTCAAAGGAAATTGTACTTTCAACATACTTCTGAAGCTGAAAGAGTGTTTCCTTCTGAGCAAATTCGTTTTTTAGGTAGTCAAGAAGAAGAAAAGGCTCCGCATCGACTTCTACTACCTCAATAGCATATACTTTTTCTAGAGTAGGCGTATCCTTGATGGATAACTTTAACTCGTCTAAGTTAGGTAACTTGTGATAAATTTCGACGTGCTTCTCAATTGCATCATAAACCCGGTCATATTCACCTGGCAAATAATGCTTTCTTAAGTTCGCCCAAGTATCAAAGTCCCCTTCCTCAAGGAGCCTCTTAAATAATGCGGATGCAAGGTTCAAAGTCGTCTCCTTAAAACAAGTTTAGCCGAAGCAGCTAGAAGCTGCTCCGGCTTTCACTTTCAAAGAGAAAACTTAAGCAGCAGCCTTCTCACGCTTAGCTGCACCATCATAGTCAGAAGCTACTAGACCACGACGTGTTAGCATGGTCTTAACACCACGCTCAGTCTTACCAATAGTTTCAGCGATCTGTGCAACAGTCATACCAGCGATATCACCAATGGCGTCTAGCGGATCAGCAGCAGCTCCCTTGAGATCACGCTGCTTTGGCATAGCGTCGATCTCACCAGCGCGTTGTAGGCTTAGAGCCTTACCACGAACTGACTGGACGCTCTTGCCAACAGCTTCGGAAATTTCTTCAACGAAGTTGCCAGCACGGATCATCTTGAGAACTAGAGCTTCTTCGGAAGCAGTGTAGGTCTTTGTGCTTTCTGGCTTTGGAGCTTCCTTAACGTGCTGGGTTAGTTCCATTGAAAGGATCTTGCCCTGAATAGCCTTGGCTGTGTAGCCACCTGGGAAGCGCTCAGCGATTTCAGCATATGTGTACTCACGGTTATTCTGAGTAACAAAATGACGAAGTTCTGCGGTTACTTCATCAGAGAAAGCCTTTGGAGCTGCTGTGGCTAGTTCTACGTCGTAACCAAGCTTACGTAGCTTGGAAGAGATTGACCGAGTGCTTGTTTCTAGATCTTCGGCTAGATTGGCTACAGTAGCGCGTGAAACTGGGGTTTCATCGGCAACGCCATTTACTAGCTGGGCAGTACGTTCTTCGGTCCACTTTTGGGTAGTCATAAATTAATTATTCTCCGTAATATATTGTCTTAGGTTTTCTACAATCAAAACGCCAGCGTCTCTGGCTTTTGAGGTTTTTGCGGTTTCTTTTCCGCTCTCATTTACTAGAATAGTGACGTCTTTCGTTAGAGATGACTTCACTATATATCCTAATCGTTCTAGTTCGACTTGGGCTTCCGCCTTAGTTTTGTAGCTATCAAGCTTGCCTGTAATACAGACAATACCTTTAACTTGCTGACCTGAAGACACAGTATTTTCAAAAACTAGGTTTTGAGGTAAAAGTAAATACCAGTCGTTTTCATGTAGCCACGTTAGAAGGCTTTCAGTAGCTTTTGGCCCTAAGCCAGCAGACTTACAGACTTCATCTGTAATTTCTTCAAGAGCCGTACAGGCTTTTGCAAGTTTATCTGTGGCTGTTTGACCAATAAGTGGAATACCCAGAGCAGGTAGCAGATCATTAAGCTTCTTAGACTTAGATTGCTCAATCTCATCAAAAAGCTTAGTTGCTACTTTCTCTGAATTAAGAGCCTCTGTAATTTCCTCTAGGCTCACAGAATAAATATCGAGAGGATGCGATAACTCTAACTTCTCAATTGAAGAAGGCCCTAGACCTTTGATCTTTAGCGTGCTGGCGAAATGCTCTACACGCTTACGGCTCATGGAGCCACAGTCTGGGTTCTTGCAATAAAGAATATCATTAACAAGAGCTAGAGAGCTGTTGCAGGAAGGACAATTATTTGGAATTTCTATTTGCATACTATCTCTCTGCTCTTGATACAGCCATTATACCCATGTTGGGGGGAAAAGTCAAGGATTATTTTTTCAGAGCTTAGGGGGAACACTTGCTAGAATCTCAGATAGTTTATCTATGGAAAAGAGTTCAGTCCAACCGCCGAACTTCGAGGCTCCGTGGTATCTGTGTTCAGACCACCGTTCATGAAGATAATCTTCTAGATAGAAAATGTCTTCGAGCCTTCCCACAACTGTTTTCTGGATTCTAACATCGTATCCGTTGAATCCCTTAGCTCTTTTAAGAGCTGCACGCCAATCCTTGCCCTTCGTAATTCCAATCTTGACGCACTCTCTCAAATGCGTGGTTTTATTTACCAAAACCACAATGTAGAGAATAGCTTCTAGATCACAATCTTCGGGATGGTTCTCAAAGTACTTGGCGTTGTATATTCCTTTAGACATTTCTAATCAGTTGCTCTAGTTGCTCTGTAGACTGGATACCCAGCTTTCGAGAAACTTCCTTGCCCGCTTCATCTAACGTAATTAGTGTGGGAACTGCTCCAATGTCATACTTAATAGCAGCCTCGGCTTGAACATCAATATCATAGGTTTTTACTAGGTCGGATAGACTTGGGTCTAGACGACTAAGATTAGTCTTGAGCCGCTTGCAAGGGCGGCACCACTCTGCTGTAAATACTAGTAGCTTATTCATATACTCTCCTTACAACCCTTGGGATGATTTCACCAGCTCGGATAACTTCGACTAAGCAATACAACTCTAAATCTAGCTCTTGGATATACTTAGCATTGTGAAGTGTAGCCCTAGAGACTACAGCGCCACCAATGTTAACGGGTTCCAAAATTGCTACGGGACTCACTACACCACTTCGGCCAACCTGCCATTCTACTGCTAGAAGCTTAGTAACTACTCCACCCTTTCGCTCTTTAAGAGCGAAGGCACCACGAGGATGCTTGGCTGTGTATCCTAGAGCTTGGAACTCATTATGCTTGTTAAGCCTATGTACTAGGCCATCTTGAGGGAACTGGTTATACCAATCTTTGGGTGCATTAAGTACTGTATAGAACCCTTGTTTATGCAGATACAACATATCCATAGACCACAGCTCATTGT